ATGCAGTAGTTCCGATACGCCTGGTACAGCGAGGAGGAGCTTTCCTTATATCCTTCGCCGATGTCGCACTTGTCCTCAAGGAAGTGGCCGAACCAGTCATTCTGGCTGCGGTATTCGTTGATTGCTTTCTGTACGCTCTCCGGCACCGGGATCTGGTATTCCAGCTCGATGACCTTCTTGGCACCCTCGATGACCCACGCCAGAATGCTTTCGCCAGCGTTGTCATACAGGTACTCGCTGTAATTCTTGATGTCGCTCTTGCCGGTGATCTTCGCACTGAACGGGATCACGATCAGCCTGCGCCAGATCCCATCGTCGGAAGCGCTGACCCTCGGCAGGTGATTCGTATAGAGCACTAACGTGTGGCAAGGCTTGAAGGAGAACGGGTCCTTATACTTCTTTTCTGCGAACACGTCGTCCGTGGAGCAGAGCTGCTTGACTGTGGAGTCGTTGAGCCTCGCGCCTTCCTGCATTTCGGCAGCGATCAGGAGCCGCTTGCCCTTGACCTCGGCCATTTCCGGCTTGATGTTCCTGCGGCAGCCCACGGTCAGGGTGTCAGCAGAGATGTTGCCGCTGTACAGGCCCAGCACGCGGGAGATCGCGTTCCAGAAGGTTGACTTGCCGTTCCGGCCATCGCCGTAAGCAATGATGAGCGCCTCGACGTAGACCTTACCGATGGCGGCCAGTCCGCAGATCATCTGCACGTAGTCGATCAGCTCCTGATTGCGCTGGAAGATGAGATTGAGGCAGTCCTGCCAGATCTGCTGGCCCTTCAATCCCGGCGTGACGGAGGTGATCTTCGTAATGAAGTCCTCCGGGGAGTGTTCCCGCGCACCGGCCATGCCCAGACGCAGGTCATAGGTAGCGTCCGGGGTGTTCAGAGCAAAACAGTCCGCATCCAGATCCCTCGGCGAGATCTCCAGCATCGGGTGGGATTCCTTCAGCGTGGACGTGATGTTTTTGGAGTCCCGGCGCTTGATGACAAAGGCGCGATAGGCCTGTGCGGCGAGGAACTCCTGATAGATCTTCAGCTGTTCATCGCTCATTAGCTGTTCGGCCTTGCTCTTGGTGGTACCGTCGAGAATGGTCTGGGTACCGCTGTTCTTCATCTTCTCAATGGCGGCCATCAGGTCCCGACCGGCTTCCTTCATCTGGCGGCGGGTCAGTTCATGGGCGACTGCCTGTGCACCGGGTTCGGATTCCTGCCAGTAGTGATCGCTGTAGCGGATAAAGTGGGTCGCCGGGGAGTAACGCAGCTCCTTGGAGAAGAATTTGGACAGCACCTCGGCCTGCCCGACATCGGAATAATCCTCCGGCTTATAACTGGTGGGATCATTGTAGACGTCTGGGGGCACATAGCCGTCCTGCTGCCGGATACGAGCGAAGAACCGCTGAGCGCTGTGCCAGATGGTGGACAGCTCGGACACCTCCAGCGGCGGGACGCATTTTGCCGCCTCGTCCAGAAATGCCTGGTAGGCTTCTTCCGTATCGCCGTACTTCTTGATGACCCGACCGGCGAAACGGGACATGGTAGCGTTACGGCTGCCTTCCGGGATGATCGTGTTGCCGTCGTACTGGCCGTCCGGCATGCCATCGTCGAAGGCGTCCTCCTCCAGAAACTCAGTCAGGTTCATGCGGCCCGGATACAAAGCGACATCCGCCGTGCAGGTTCCGAAGAAGAAGCGGGCGGCGTCAAGCGCCTTGGTGTCGAAGTACGGGAAGATGGAATTGACCAGCTTCTTCATATCGCTGTAGAGGGCGGCGTCGGTCACATAGTCAATGGGAAACAGAACATGGAACTTGGGTCTGGCAGGCTTTCCGTTTTTCTCCCGCATATTGAAGCGGCTGTAGTGGATGGCGAAGGTCACGCCGGGGAAAGCCTCCATGACGTCCTCCGGCGTCTTCCAACCGGCTGGGTCTTCGGTGTGGTCGTTATCACAGTCCACCGGCAGGCAGTCGCTGCCGATGAAGTTATCGCCGTTGCGGTAATTATTCCGGTATTCCGCGCACACATAGTCGTGACAGATGCCGTCCTTCAGACTGGCCTCGTCCAGAATGACGTGCTTGTGCGGATAGGAGCAGTTACCGGGGTTGCCAGTGACGTCGGCGCTATAGATCGTGAACATCAGTCGTACACCTCCCGCGATTCTTCCTCCAGCACCTTGGTGATGAACTTCAAAGCGCGGATCGTGGTCTCCAGTTCACAGTCGCCGCCGAGAAATACCTCGAAGCCTCTGCAGCCATACCTGTCGACATAGGTGTTTACCTTCATGTCCGTGCTGCCTTCATCCTGAATGCGGAAATAGGTGCGTCCGCCGTGACCGGTGTCGCCTCCCATGAAACCGGTGGTCCCAGCCTCTACTTCGAGGATGTTGGCGCTGACCACATCGCGGGTATAAGTCGTGATCTCTGTGCCGTCCGGCAGCATACGGCGTTTTTCCTTGATTTCGTACATAGTCTCAAACCTCCTGACAGTCTTCGGTGAAGTAGCGCAAGCGGTAGTTCTTCCACTTGGCGCGGTTGATCTCTGTTTGCATGCCCGCAGATATGCGGCTGCCGAATACCCAGATCTCCGAGCACTTGCTCATGAGGGCGTTCCCGAAGAACAGTCCAAGCTCACGCTCGTCCGGATCGGCATCATTCAGAAACTGCGGGAACAGCAGGTGCGGCGCGATGGGGATGTAACCGGCCTCGACGGCAAAACGGCTGTAGCGCCTTGCGGCCTCGGTGTTGGCTGCGATGTCTCCGGCATAGGGAGAGCAGATATACACGATGGGCCGGAATGCGCGAAGGGAGCGCTGCTCCTGTTCAATCGCCGTCAGGGCGTCGTGTGCGGTCAGGTCCAGATAACCTTCGCTGTTGTACTTGCTGATTGTCACTGTGCGATCCTCCTTTCCGGGCGGACATAGAAAAAGGCGTCCACCTCTAACTTCCACTGGAGATGAACGCCTGATTTGAGCGGGCAAAAATCAATCTTTTTTGTAAAAGGGTGTGGCATAGCCGTCAGCCCTGAGCAGCAGGCCTTTTGCCCACGGTGGGGTCCGGCCCATCTGCTCACACACGGCATCCAGCGACATCCGGGGTTCGGCCTCGATGACCAGTTCGTCGTGGATATGCATGACGATGCTGCAGCACCGGAGCGTCTTCATGGCGTGGCAGAGAATATCGCGGGCCGTGGCCTGCACAATGTTTTCCACGAATTTCGGGCCATAGGAATCGAGCCGCTCCCATTTCTTCGTCGCGCCAACGCCTTCGTAGGTGATGCACTCGCCGCCGAATTTGTTCGTGCCGACCTTGGGCTTCACATAGGCGAGGTTCCGTCCGGAGGGCAGCGTGATAAACAGCATCCCGCTCCGGCAGGAGAAGGTCAGTCCGTAGCTGCTGGTCGTGTGCTTATACCGCACGGCCTCCATGACGGCCCGATCCACGTCCCACCAGAATTTCACGATGTTCGGATTCGACTGCCGCCATGCATCCACCAGCGGCGGGAGCTCGTCTTCGGTCAGGCCCATCTCGATGGCACCCATCGCCTTCAGGGCTCCAACCGAGCCGCCGTAGCCGAGCGCGAGTTCCGCGATTTTGCCCTTTTGCCGGAGGTGCCCGTTGATCCCGTGCTTCTCGACCGGGACCTTAAACATCTGGCTGGCGCTGGCGCAGTAAATGTCACCGCCTTTCTCGAAGACCGTCTGCCGCCAGATCTCTCCGGCGTACCAGGCGATGACGCGGGCCTCGATGGCAGAGAAGTCCGCCACCAGAAACTGTGTGTCGTCCTTGGGTATGAAAGCAGTCCGGATCAGCTGCGAGAGCGTATCCGGTACGTCCTCATACAGGAGCTCTACGGCATCGAAGTCACCGGCGCGGACGAGAGCACGGGCCTCGGCCAGATCCGGGAGGTGATTCTGGGGCAGGTTTTGCAGCTGGATATTCCGTCCGGAGAACCGGCCTGTACGGGCAGCGCCGAAGAACTGGAACATGCCACGGGCACGGTTGTCCGAGCAGACGGTATTCTCCATCGCTTGGTATTTCCGTACGGAGGACTTGGCCAGCTGCTGCCGCAGGGACAAGACCTCCCGGAGTTCTTCCGGCGCGTCCTTCAAAAGCTCCGCCACGGCCTTCTTGTCGAGGGACTCGGTCTCCATGCCGTTATCAGAGAGCCACTGCTTCATCTGCTGTACGCTGTTGGGATTCTCCAGTGACGTCAGCCGCTTCATTGCCGTGGTCAGCTCCTGCCGGGACCGGGTATCCATTTTAATCGCCTGCTGCACCAGCTCCATGTCGAGCCGGACGCCACGGTCATTGATTTCCTGATCGATGTGGTATTCCTCCCAGACCTGATCCGGGACCGGGAACTTGGCCAGCTTCTGCTGGATACCCATCTCGGTCTCCACGTCGCGCAGGTTATACCGTTTGAAGGCTTCCCACTTATCCGGCGCGTGGAAGGGGCGGTTCCGGGTTCGCTGGCCGTTGGTCTTCGTCGGAGCGCAGGGCTGGCAGAAGAACTTGATCAGGTCCTTGCCTTCGGTGAGTTTCTGCTTTTCCAGACCGAGGACCGCGCCGACACCTTCCAGTGAAAGCGGCAGGCCCATTGTGGCGGCCCAGACCATCGAGCAATGCCAGCTCTCCGGATTCAGGAACCGGGCACACTCCTGCGACAATGGATGCCGGTCATGGAAGGGATCAAGGCTGATACCCAGATCCCGCAGGTACCGCGACAGGCAGACCCTCTCAAAGCTGGCGTTGAAGGCCCACTTGGTCACGGCGTCATCCGTGAGGGCGTCCAGTACGTCGGAGGGGATCTTCTCGCCGCAGGCCAGATCGACGACCTGCACCGGGCCGGAGTCAGCGCTGTAACCGAAGAGCAGGATTTCAAAATTGGGAGACTCGCAGTAACGATACACACCGCTTTTCTGGAGAGGCACGTCGCTGTAGGTCTCGATATCTATACTGAGGGTTCTCATGATCACGTTCCTTTCCAATACCAACAAGGTGGCAGGATTATACCCGCCACCCGCTGGTCGAAGATTACTGCTTGTCGAGTTCCTTCATACGAGCCTCATGGTATTCGACCTCACGCATGACACGTTCTTTTTCGAGCTGCTGGCGCTCGGCCTCCCACTGGGCATTGCGTTTCTCACGTTTCCGGTCGTCGATGGCATCGATGATGGACCGGACGATCCAGAACACCGCCAGAAGCAGGTAGAGGGAAAGGAGAAGGATGCAGAGAATCGTAGTAGCACTCATAGTTGGCACCTCCATCAGTCAAGGAAATCTTCGTCTTCGTCGGTAGCGAAGTCAGCCTCTGCGCTGGCCTTGCCGCCGAGGGGTTCACCGTCACGGATCTTCTGCAGGTTGTTCAAACCGCAGGCGATGCCGCGATTGCCGGAGCTGTTGAATGCGTAAAACGTGATGCTGGCCCTGCCATAGACACCACTGTACACTTCGGAGCGGGTCAGGATCGGGTTGCGGTCCACGTCGACGATACCAGGAGCCGATGTGGCGTTCGCGTTGATGAAGTAGCAGCCTGCATAGGCCGGATCATCCGGACGTTCGGTATCGCCGTCGCGGAGCGGGGTCTTGATGGCGCTGAGAGCCGGGACGGACTTGCCGTTGCCCTTCAGCTTGGCCTCGCCCTCCTTATAGGCGGCTTCGATGGCGGCCTTGATCTTGGTCAGGGTCTTGGTGTCGCTCTTCGGGATGATCAGGCTGACGCTGTACTTGGGCGTGCCGCCGTTGATCGACTTGGGCTCCCAGACGTTGGCATAGCTCCAACGTGTTTCCGGGCCGGTGATAACCTTCATGGGGTTGCTGGGTTTTACATTCTTAGTCATTGTCGTAATCCTCCATAAAATCATTTTTTGCTGTGTTCATCGCCGGACGCTTATCGCTTTCCGGGACGAGCGTGGGTTTGCCTTGCGGCTTCTCAATGTAAGCCGTGAGTAGTTCGTCGAAGCGGGCCTTGCCGAGCATCTTCTGCATGGCCGTGATGCCGAGGAGCTTCCGCTCGTAGGGATCATAGCCCGCCTGTGTGACTGCCTGTTCGACGGCAGCCTCGTTGGTGTACCTGCGGTTGGACCGGCCTTCGACCAGTTTCCAGCCGTGCCATTCCTTCCCGCTGATCGCCTGCTGCAGGGCGTACTCCTTGATGTCGGAGGCCCAAGAGACCAGATCGTCCACGCGGGAGAGAATGTCCTCGATGTCCTCATCCGTCAGGAGCGGCGGCAGCTTGAAGTCGTACCGGGCCAGTTCCAGATTGGCCTCGGCCCGTGCGCGGCACTCATTCTTCGCCTTGCAGAAGCCGCACCACTCGCCGCAGAGGAAGTTTCCGTCACCGGCGAAAGCCAGCTCTGCCGTGGGCTTCAGGACCTCGTCGGCCCACCGGTACAGGTCATCCTTTGAAAGGGTGAAGGTGCTGACGTTCTGGCGTCTGGGCTGGTAGATCGTCATGGCCACCGTGTCGATGTCGTAGATCCCGTCGAACAGTTCCAGAGCGCCAAGGCCGTAGCATTTCATCTGGGGGTTGTCCTCCGCCGAGACCAGGACGCCAAGACCGTGCTTGTAATCGATCACGTGCATAGTGCCATCCGCGATCAGGATCGCGTCGGATGTTCCGAAGCCCTGTTCCACCCAGCGGGAGAAGTCCACCCGCTGCTCGATCAGGACGACCGGGTCCGCGCAGGTCTCCTTGGCGACCTCTACCAGTTCGAGGATGAAGGCGGCATAGCCGGTGGCGCAGTCATCCATCTCCTGATTGAACCAGCTGAGGTTCTCAGTGGGGTCCTCGGCCTCCATGCCCAGCGCCTTACGCAGCTTGTACTCGCAGAGCGTATGGGCGTCGGTACCCTCGGCGGCGTAGTCGCTGCCCTTGTCCGCGTAGGCCTCGCACAGCCTTGCCGATGGTGGGCAGTGGAGCCAGCGGTCTGAGGATGAAGCGGAAAGAAGCGCGTGTCCGTTAGGTGGCATTGTCCAGCACCTCCGCATCCCTCAAAAGGGCTTCATAGTTCTTGGGGTCGACCTGCGACAGCTTGGATGCGCCGTACTTCTGCAGGAGATCCCGGATAGCGGCGGTGTGTCCAGCGCGGGACTTGTCCGCCAGTACTGCTCGGACCTGTTCCAAGGTCAGTACCGGTTTGGACTCCTCTCTAATAGCAGCAGTTTCAGAAGATTGCTGCTGATTGCTGTCTTCGCCGGAAAACTGCTGGGCCAGCCAGTTGGCGGCATCAGTAATTGCGGCAGCAGCAGTGCGGAGCTCTTCGATGGTCTGAGCCATGTCGTTCATTTTGCTCACAATGTTTTCCTCCTTCCTCGGATTGTCGTTGTTTGGCAAGGGCAGCCAGCCTTCTCGCCATGCGGGCGGATACGAGGCTGATCGCGTTGAGCACCAGAATTTCTTCGAACGCGATGTCGCTGTCTCTGCGGTTGCTGTGATCCATGTCGTCTCACCTCCGTTTCTGAAAGGCCGGTGTCGTTGCCTTACACCTTCCTCTGGAGATGGGCGGCGGATTTGAGCGGAGGAAAATCAAAAAAAGTGAAAAAACTTCTGGCCACCTTGGATCGGCAGCCAGAAGCGGGACCTTACATTATAGAATCAGTAGCCACGGACTTTCCGCAGTTCGGTACGGATGCGCTTCATCTGATCCGCGAAGGTCCGCTGCGGGCGGCCCAGTGCCTTGGCGATTGCCCGATCAGAGATGCTGTCGTTCTCCTGCCAGAGAGCGAGGATGGTATCGGCTTCCGGATCGAGTTCCCTGAGCCTCGCGATCAGGCGGGCCAGAAGGTCTCGGTCGGCGATGACGTCCTCCATCCGGGGACCGGGTGCTTCCTGCTGGTCCAACATGGTGACGCTGCCGTCGCCTTCCGGTGCATCGAGGGAAAGCAGATCCCCGGCGCGGCGGTATTCGCAGTCCTCGCACAGCATATCGCAGAGCCAGAACTTATTCCGGGGGCAGCAGCACCGTCCGTGGTCCTGCATCCGTTTCCGGTAGGCGGTACGCTCGCGATCATATTCCTTGTAGTAGTCTTCTGGTACTTCGAACCATTCTTTCAGGCTCTTGTCAAAGATGCGATAGGGTTTACTCGGGTTGTCTCTTTTACTCATAAAAACCTCCGTTCTTGTTGGGAACGGAGGTCAGAGAAGATACAGACCAAGGCCATCAGCGGTGAGCAGGGTCAACCTTTACGGATACTCCGTTCCGATTGGCTGCTCGTCCTCCGGTGGCCGAGAAGCGCTATTCAGTTAAATCACAGTGCCGGATCATCGCTGCGCAGCTTCCGATGCACTGTCCTGAGCTGGTAGCTCATGGTCATAGAATACTCTTCATCAAATGCATAATCGATGTATCAGAAAGTGAGAGAAATGTGAGTGAAATGTTAGTGAGCTGGGCATGGAGGCTTTTGTAAAATCTTCTGCGAAAAGACATGAATAGTATAGAAACAGCTCCTTGTTCTTCCGCGACAGTCCTTCCGTGCACCACTAAATTCGCGTCGATCTACGACCACAAAATATGCAGGATGCATAGCAATCGAAGACAGACGATTTTTTCTTTGCAATCACGAAGAAATTGATGGAGGTAGCTGAGGAATAATTGAAAAGTGCGAATTTCTGTGTTATAATACTTGGTAGTATGGTTTTCTGCACAAACAGTCACAAGTTGTAGTGAGGTGAACTTATGAGATTCAGTTACGCTAAACTATGGAAGTTGCTAATAGACAAAAAAATGGTCAAGCGCGACCTGATGGAAGCCACCGGGGTCACGTCCTCGACCATTGCAAAGATGGGAAAAGAGCAGCCTGTAACGCTTGAAGTTCTCGGAAGAATCTGTAAAGCGCTTGGCTGCAATATCGGCGATGTCGTAGATGTGATATTTGATGAGTGATATTTTGAGGAGCACACACTGGAGGTAGCTATGGGACGCTTTTGTATAGCATCATACACAAGAGCATTGCTATCCTGCGCCATCAACGGCGAAGGACAGGCATCTTTTTGCCCAAAACTCTTTAGTCTCCTCGAACCGTCTGCATACGTTACGCTTTCACAGGAAAGCATACGACAAATTCTGAGCGGAGCACAAAACTTGAATCCAGACTGGGTCAACCGGGCACGAGAAATGCATCCGGCAAAAGCAGCACGGTTTTTCTATCAGGTTGTGACGCCATGTATCGAACCTCAGAAGTCTGTACAGTTGATGTTTATACTGAAAGAACTGATTGAGGAAGACTCTATGCTTGACAGTATTGAGCTGGGGGCAAACGCGCACATGACGAAAGAACAGTTCTTGAAAATGACGAGCATCCCGTTTACCGAGGTGCTGACAGATCTGTTCCTTTACGCTGTGATCCACACGGATAATACCGATCAGAAATCCTTCGTAAAAAAGATCGTAAAAAAATACTATGAAAAATATAATAACAGGGTTGAAGAGCTGAATCTCTATGAGGCGGAGGCAGTAAAGCCGTTAGAGTCTATTCGCTTATCTCTTCATGGGAAAAGCTACGAGCGGACATTCACGAGAATCCACGAATCCACGATAGGATTAACAAAGCCGAACTGTGTACAGATTTTTCGCGTTGCGCTCGATGAATCACAGTTTGTCTATGATAAGCTGCATGAATTCGTTGAGAATAGCATCGGGTACTACATTCTTTCCAGAGCAAGAGTTGCTGAACTTGAGGAAGATGAAGAATCTGCTCGGATTTTTCCGGAAGGTATCCGCATATTAAAGCGCCATTGCAAGGAGCAAAACAAGAGCTTTGAAGATGTTCTCCCTGAGCTGTTACGGTATTCATTTTTGGAAAAAGCTCTGTCTGCTCCTAAAATATTGAATTCGATTGAGCTTGGACGCCCTGGTTATCTAAGCAATAGTATTCATCTGCTGAAATTGCTGGGCGAGAAAGAGCCGATCTACCAGATTGTTTTTGGTACGTCAGATATGAAGGGCGACCTGAAATCAGCCATCGATATGGCGCTTGAAAAAATCAAAGAAGTAAAAAATAACCGGACGCATGAACATGAGCTTCTCGATCCGTCAGTGCTGCGCTTGGCTTTGCCAGAAAACGAGGCCAAGACCGTGAAGCAAATCATACTTCCGGATAAATATGCTGTTGATCGGCCAAAGGATGCATTTGGGGTGTTCCTTGGTTATACGGCGAATATTCCCGATAGTGCGAGAATGAGTGATATAGAGTTTGAAGCAGCTGTTGCCGCGCAGCTTAAGAAGGATGTGGAGGATAACATAGACCGCATTTACGATGGCATTAACTCTTTGGGTCTGGAAATGCATTCCTTCTATATCTATCTGCTACCATTCAACAATGTGGAAACGGATAGAAAAGCCATAACGGATTATGCTCTCGGCATTGGAGGTGAAACCTGATGAATCCATTCAGAGTCCACACTCTTGGAGAAGAAATCTATAAGGATATCAGCTCCAATGCCTATCTGAATGAAATATACGGCAATCTGCTGTACAACTATTCTCTGCGCTTGCTGCATTTGAAAGAGTACAAAGAGCTTTCGGATAGACCGGTTGTGTTGAATGATGCACTCCGTTTCGCTGACATTCTATCGAATTCGATAGGGACAAAGGATTCAGATATGCATAAAACATGGGCACAGGAGATTGTGGCCATGCTGGATGTCGTTTATCCTTCAGATCCGGAAAACGCGGTGGTCAAATACTACATGGGATCTGTTCTGTCGAAAGCCAGCAACTATCGTGGCAGAAAAATCATGGCTCCAGATTACGAGGAGAAATCGTTACTTGAGCAGCTGTACATGCAGTACGACTTGGACGTGTTGGCATTACCGACTGATCCGGAGGAGAACTTTTTCCCGGAGCAAAAGGATGCCTATGACAGTTTCGGAAAACAGTACTTCAGTTATTCCGCGCCAACGTCAATGGGTAAATCCTTCCTGATGCGTGTGTATATCGAGCAGCAGATCAGGGCAGGCGTTAAAAAGAATTACGCCATTATCGTTCCGACAAAAGCTCTGATCAATGAAGTAAGTATGAAGCTGATTCACGAACTTCAAGGCCTTCTGGAAGAAAAAGACTATGCTGTGGTTACCTCTGCAGGGTCAACGGCTCTTGAAAAGAAACATAATTACGTGCTGGTTCTCACACCGGAAAGAATGATGTACCTTCTGATGAAGGATAATAGCCTCACGGTCGACTATATGTTTGTCGATGAGGCGCATAAGATAACGTCAAGCGATAAGAGAAGTACGATCTACTTCAATATTGTAGATATGCTTTCACGGCGAATGTCCAAACCGCACATTATCTTTGCATCTCCTAACGTACCAAATCCGGAGGTGTATCTGGAACTGGTACCGGGTGCAGAATTTTTGGATAATAATATGTCCATGAAGTACTCGCCTGTAACACAATTCGTGTACTTGGTGGATTACGTGGATTATACGGTATATGTATACAACCATCATTTGAAGAAATATGACTTCATAGTAAAACTCGCAGAGAATGCTGGCCTTCGTGACCTTGTAAAGTTTGTTTCAGATGACGGTTCCGGTGCGGTGAAGCAGAATCTGGTTTATTGTAGTTCAAAAGACCGGACTGTTACATATGCGAAAGAATATGCAAAACTCCTTACTCCACTCAACAATCCCAAGTTGGATGCATTGGCGAAGGAAATACGTAACGAGGTACATGGGCAGTACTATCTTGCTGATTTAATCGAAAAAGGCGTTGCATATCACATTGGATATCTTCCGGCAGATATTCGCATGAGAATAGAGGACTATTATCGGGAACGACTGATTACGACGCTGTTTTGCACGAGCACCCTTATTGAGGGGGTGAACCTTCCTGCGGACAATCTGTTTATCACAAGTTATAAGAGCGGCCTCTCCAGCTTCAAAGTTGTTGATTTCAAAAACTTAATTGGTCGTGTTGGCAGGATTGAGTTCAATCTTTATGGAAACGTATTTGTTGTTCGTATGGATGACAAACTCGACCAGGAGAAGTTTAAGGAACTGATCGAAAGAGATGTGCCGAGGCAGAAGCTGTCTGTCGTATCAGAGCTGACAAGACCTCAGAGAGAATTAATTGTCGAACATCTGATGAGAGGTAATGTTCAATTTGAAGGGTACCCAAGCGATCAGACTGAAGACAACTATGATCTCATGCGCAAGTTCGGGTTGATACTGGCAAAGGATATTCTTCGAGACAGGAACAGTCGTGTGGTTCGGGAATTTTCTCATGAGCTGACACCAGAGAAAATAGAGACGATTAAGAGGGCTTTTGAGAATTCTTCTTTCATGCCGGACGATGATATTACTATTTCATCTGACCAGAGAGAAAGCCTCTACGAGGCTATTCGTGATGGCTTGGTATATCCGAAACTGAATGATCATAATAGTGCTGATTACCAAGAAACAAAAAGGTTTATGCTGAGGCTCTTGCGAATCTTCAAGTGGGATAAGTATGAGCGCGGTACTCTTGGAAAGAAAAACAGAGATGGCGAATTTTCCATGCTTTCGTGGTATGTAGTTATTCTCCTCCAATGGATTCAAGGATATGGCCTCAGCAATATCATCAAAGAGTCTATTGAGGACAAGCGAAAAAACCAGCGTGCCGTCCTCGTGAGATATGGTCAGTGGGAAACATACAATGGTTCCCCGGATCATAAAAACTGCATTATTGCCGAGACGTTAGAAGCTATTGATGACGTCATCCTGTTCAAAATCTCGAACTACTTCTTAAAGTTCACGGAGGAGTACATTCGGCAGAAGGGAGAATGCAGGAATGACTGGTATGAATACGTCGAATACGGAACGACAAATAAACTGAGGATTACGCTTCAGAAAAGTGATTTCTCACGAGAAGCGACAGATTATATTCGGAAGCATCAGGATGAATATGTGGATACCAGTTCGGGTGTTGTCAAGCTCAAAAGGAGTATTCTTGATTGCCCATCTGACCTGGTAAGGCGCGAGGCAGCAGACATCATTTTCAATCTTCCTGACCTCTTCGTGGATTAAAGTGAAGGAGATACAAGATGGCAACACAAACATACCAATCCGAAGCCGAACTGGAAAACCAGCTGATAAAGCAGCTGAACGAGCAGGATTATGCGTCCGTCGAGATTGACGACTATGATGCCCTTCTTGCTAATTTCCGTGAGCAGTTCTGCAGATTCAACGAGGCCAAGCTGGGCGCGAAACCGCTCTCCGATAAGGAGTGGGAGCGGCTCACAAATTACATGCTGGGCAATTCTGTTTTCGAGTCTGCAAAGATACTCCGGGATAAATATGTTCTGGAGCGAGACGACGGCACCAAGGTCTATGTGAGCTTCATCGATGAAGATCACACAAAGAACATCTATCAGGTGACGCACCAGACGACCGTGGTTGGCAAGTATGTCAATCGCTATGACGTTACCCTGCTTTGTAACGGCCTCCCGCTGGTGCAGATTGAGCTCAAGCGCCGTGGTATGGATCTCCGCGAGGCGGTCAACCAGATCATGCGTTATAAGAAGCATTCCTATATTGGGCTGTATCGCTACATTCAGATGTTCGTTGTTTCCAACGGCGTCGATACAAAGTATTTTGCAAATACTGACCGTGACCTGATGTATAGTCTCACCTTCTTCTGGACGGACGAGAACAATGTCAGGATCACAAAACTGAAGGATTTCTCTGTCACATTCCTTGCGCGGGATCATGTGAACCGGATGCTGAACCGCTTCACGATTCTGAACGAGACAGATAAAGCCATCATGATCATGCGGCCTTATCAGGTGTACGCGGCGTCCGCACTGATCGACCGGGCACGGTTTAGCAACAAGAATGCCTATGTATGGCACACGACCGGTTCCGGCAAAACGCTGACCAGCTTTAAGACGGCGCAGATTCTTTCCAACGATCCGTCCATCAAAAAGGTGATCTTCCTTGTTGACCGAAAGGATCTGGATTCCCAGACTATCGAGGAATTCAACAAGTTTGAAAAGGACTCTGTAGACGTAACTGACCGGACAGATGTTCTCGTAAAGCAGATGAAGGACAAGAACGTCCATCTGATCGTTACCACAATCCAGAAGATGGCGAATGCCGTGAAGGGCACCCGCTACGCTAAGGTCATGGATGCCTACCGGGATGAGAAGGTCGTTTTCATTATCGACGAATGCCACCGCTCTCAGTTCGGAGACATGCACCGGGACATCGTCCGGCATTTCAACAAGGCGCAGTTCTTCGGATTCACCGGCACACCTCGCTTTGAAGTGAACGGCAAGGTGGAAGGCCATATCGTTCAGACGACGGCCAGCCTGTTCGGAGAGTGCCTGCATACATACCTGATCAAGGATGCGATTTTCGATAACAATGTGCTCGGTTTCCATGTTGAGTATATTAAGACGATTCAGGGTGATTACGACCTGAATGACCAGTCGCAGGTCGAGGGTATCGACACAGAAGAAATCCTCTTTGCGGATGAGCGCATGACAATGATTGCCAACCATATCATCGCCAACCATAAGGCCAAGACTCGAAACCGGCAGTATACGGCGATCTTCGCAGTTTGGTCGATTCCCGCACTCATCAAATACTATGACATTTTCAAAAATATCGACCACGACCTCAACATTGCCGCCATCTTCAGCTACGGTGCCAATGAGGACGGTGAAGGGAAAGAAGAACACTCCCGCGATGCGCTGGAGCGCATGATCGGCGATTATAACAAGACCTACGATACCAACTATTCCACGGATACTTTTGCAGCCTACCATAAGGACATTTCCGACCGGGTGAAGGGCAAAAAAACAAACCAGCTGGATATCCTGCTGGTCGTGAATATGTTCCTGACCGGATTTGACTCCAAGCCGCTGGATGTTCTGTATGTGGATAAAGACCTGCGGTATCACGATTTGCTGCAGGCGTACAGCCGTACCAATCGTGTGGAAAAGGAAACGAAACCCTATGGTATTGTGGTCTGCTATCGCAACCTGAAGCGGAATACGGACGATGCATTGAAGCTGTTCTCCCAGACTAACAACACCGAAGGCATTCTCGCGCCGGACTTTGATTCCTTTGTGGCCATGTTCAATAATCAGGTGGCATTGCTGAAGGAACTGGCTCCAACACCGGGAGCCATCGATACCATGTACAGCGAGGACGATCAGAAGCAGTTCATCGAGCTGTTCAAAGCATTATCGAAGCTGATGAATTCCCTGCAGACCTTCGTGGAGTTTTCCTTCGAGCGTGGGAAACTGGACATGACGCAGCAGGAATACGAGGACTACCGCAGCAAGTATTTCATGCTCTACCACCAGCATCAGCGGAACATTGATAAGGTGTCCGTGCTGGACGATGTGGATTTCTGCATCGAGCTCTTGGAGACCGACAAGATCAACGTCGCCTATATCATGAATCTCATCCGCAACATCAATATGACGGATGAGAAGAAACGCCAAAAGGATATTGATCACATCCGCGAAGAATTGAAGCGTGCCGATAATGAGCAGCTCCATAAGAAGATTGATCTGATTCAAGCCTTCCTGAACAAGCTGGAGGCCGGTATCGGAGATACCGACATCGATGAAGCCTATGCCGATTTTGAGAACGCGGAGAAGAAACGTGAGATCCATGAGTTTGCCGAGGCGGAGGGAATCAACGAGGAAACGCTGACCACACAGGTGGCGGAATACGAATTTTCCGGCATCATGGATGAAGGCCATATCCGAGACAGCATTGAGCAGCCGATGGGATTATTGAAAAAGAAATCCCTTGTGCGCCGGATTGTAGATTTCATTATGAACCATGTAGCGAAGTACCAGTAAGGAGACGATACCATGAACGACATTCAGATGCACCAGAAGGAGCTGGAAACCAAGCTCTGGGCTATGGCTAACAACCTCCGTGGGACGATGGAGGCCTATGAGTTCAAGAACTACATCTTGGGCATGATCTTCTATTATTACCTTTCCAAGCGGGAGGAAGACTACATGGTCAATCTCCTGAAGGATGATGGAATCACTTTCGAGGAAGCGTGGGAAGATGAGGAATACAAGGAGGCTGTGATTGAAGAGGCTCTCCGCGATCTCGGCTATCTGATCGAACCGCAGTATCTGTTCCGAAACATGGTCAGGATGGTGGAGAACAACAATTTCGATATTGAGTTTCTGCAGGCTGCCATCAACAGCATTATGGAATCCACGATGGGTGCGGATTCTCAGGAGGACTTTGAAAACCTCTTTGATGATATGCAGCTGGATTCCACAAAGCTGGGCAGGACGGTCAAGGATCGTTCTGCTGTAATGGGACGCATTATCGCTACCCTTGCCGATATCGGGATAGACATGGAGAATACCAAGATTGATGTCCTCGGTAATGCTTATGAATATCTGATTGGCCAGTTTGCTGCTACCGCAGGCAAAAAGGCCGGTGAGTTCTACACGCCTGCCGGGCCAGCTGAGCTGCTTTGCCGTCTTGCTTGCGATGGCTTGACGGACGTAAAAGAGGCCTGCGATCCGACATGCGGTTCCGGTTCTCTTCTGCTGCGTCTCCAGAATTACGCGAATGTCCGCATGTTCTATGGTCAGGAGCTGACTGCCCAGACTTACAACCTTGCGAGAATGAACATGATCCTTCGCGGAGTGCCATATCGGAACTTCCAGATTTTCAATGGCGATACACTGGTCAATGACAATTTTGAAGGACACAAGTTCAGGGTGCAGGTAGCGAATCCTCCATACAGTGCAAAGCTGGCGAATCCCACGGCAATGGCAGATGATCCTCGTTATAACGAGTATGGGAAATTGGCTCCGGCCAGCAAAGCCGATTTTGCCTTTGTTCAGCACATGGTTTATCACATGGATGATGATGGCCGGATTGCTGTTTTGCTTCCGCATGGCGTTCTTTTCCGTGGAGGAGCTGAGGAGACTATCCGCCGCTATATGATCGAGAAACTAAATGTGATTGACGCTATTATCGGTCTTCCGGCTAATCTGTTCTTCGGCACAGGCATACCCGTGTGTGTTCTCGTTTTGAGAAAGGATAGAAATGCAAATAGTGATAATATACTCTTCATTGATGCTTCAAAGGACTTCGAACCGGGAAAAAATCAGAACCAGCTAAAAGAAGAACATATAAACAGGATCGTTGAAACTTATACCAACCGTGCAGAGATTGATGGATACTCACATAGAGCAACTTTTTCTGAAATAATTGAAAATGGCTGGAATCTTAATATTCCAAGGTATGTTGATTCTTCCGAGAAAGAAGCTGAGATTGATATTGATGGAGTAATGGTCGAAATTGCGGACTTAAGAAAGCAGAGCGAAGAACTGGAAATCCGCATGAAGGCTTATTTAAAGGAGCTTGGCCTATGAATAGGACGATGATTCGTTTTAAGAAGGAAGATGGCAGCAGCTATCCTGACTGGAAAGAATGCAAACTTGGAGATTTGTATACTGAGCGTAATGAAAGAGGAAATGATAGCTTGCCGATATTGTCTGTATCCATTCACGATGGTGTATCAAGTGGTGAAATGGATGAGGAAGAACTCGGTAAAAAAGTAAACCGAAGTAGTGATAAATCGCTGTATAAAAGAGTATGTCCCGGTGACCTTGCGTTCAATATGATGCGAGCGTGGCAGGGAGCAATTGGCGTGGTAAAAACTGAAGGAATGATCAGCCCTGCCTATATTGCCGCGATTCCCAATGGAGAACTCTATGCTCCGTTCATGAATTACTATATGCGAACAGACCGAATGATCCATATCATCAATAGACAGTCCTATGGTCTTACTGATTTTAGAAAGCGGCTCTATTGGGATTCTTTTATAAATATACCATGCAGATTACCTTGCATAGAAGAACAGAAACGTATTGCTGACTTCTTGGATCATCTTGACGAACAAATTGATGTGCAAAAAAAGATCGTTGCAGAGTATGAGCTCAGACGATCCGAAATATTACGGCGAGTATTTCTTCAAGAAATACGGTTCTTGGATTCGCAGGGAAATGTTTTCCCAGCATGGGAGCCACATGAATTAAAACACTATTTGACTGAGAGACATGAAAAATATACTGGATCTGAGGAGGTATACTCTGTCTCTGTAAGCAAAGGACTTGTTAATCAGTCGGAACATTTAGGTCGCTCTTTTGCTGCTGAGAATCTTGATAATTATAAGGTTGTTCACTATGGTGACGTTATCTATACCAAATCACCAACGGGCAAGTTCAAGTGGGGCATTGTTAAGCAATCGGCGGAGCAAAAGGAGGTTGTAATCTCACCGTTGTATGGTGTGTTTATTCCTTGTAACTATGAAGTTGGTTATTTACTGGATCAGTATTTTTCCAGTTCTGAGCGAGCCCACAATTACCTAATCACACTGATAACAAAAGGTGCGAAGAACACAATCAATATCAGCAATGATACATTCTTAAGTAAGGAAATTGCACTTCCGGCGACTGAAGAAGAGCAAAAAAAGGTTGTCGCCTTCTTGAAGACAATTAATGAACAGCTAACTACAGAAGCAGATATCCTAAATCGTATGGAGATGCTTAAGAAGGGATTTCTTCAAAAAATGTTTATATGAAAAATGAGTGCGTTAACGGAGGTACAGCATGAGTGTAGATAACCAGTTCGATTGGGTGGATTTTTACAAGGAGCTGTCTGGAAAACTCTTGACCTATAAGGACAACCGGCAGGCATTGATTGAAAAGGTGAAGCGGATTTTTTCAGATACTGGCATCAATATGCCCACACTTGAAAAGGACAATCAGCTCGTCGATATTGATCCATTCACGGTATTTGGCCTCTTCAACAAGAGCTCCATGAAAGAAGCCAACCGTGTGAAGATCATCACCGCAGTAAAAGACCTCTTTGGTATTGCTGCGCCGATCCCGACTTCTTTTGCCAGCATTCCAGTTTTGAACAATCAGAATGCGACATTTTATTACTTTGTCGGGGATCGTGAAGATGGCGACATTGATGATCTCTGGGGCCTGTTTGAGTCTGCGTTGGCGTATGCTGCTTCTCCCACATCTGATAATGCTCATGTACGGTAAAGAAGCAAGCAACCGAAAACAATAGATAGACCGCCAGCACTACACTATTCCGAACCAAAGACCAAAAGATAAGCATTTTGAGAAAATCTAAACTTTTGGATTTTCCT